GCCATTGATGAGGTGACTCTACCAAGGAGTGCTTTAAAGGTGATCGGATATGACACCCTTTTAGCCCCCCTACCCCACGCATGGCAGAAACATGTCAAGTTTCTTAAGGCGTTTGTGGACGTCAAGGAAGGAACGAGGGTGTGTTCTTTTGCCTATCTTACTAAGGCTGCTTTTCTGAAGCGTGAGGCCACTGTTGACACTGATGTCGTGCGGAGTGTTGAGGCACAAAAGACCCCCAAGGGTGGTCAATGGGCTTCCCCTCCAACGTATAACATAGTCGGTACTCGCGTGAATACAATTCCCGGCATGTGTGGATCTCCTTACATCGACGAACATGGTCGGTGTGTGGGCTTTCATAATCACACCAATGGACTAAAGAATTTCTTTGTTGGGTGTGATGGGCTCATGAGAACCGCAGCTGTCGGGGCAGCCAATGCCGCTGGCTCAATCACACTGCATGCGTTATCAACGTCTGCAGCTACTCTGCCAGAGGCTTCGGGAAACCGCTAACCCCTCCAGTGCAAGGGTGGTCCCAATTCTATTCACAATGGGTGCCATTTTCATTCACTGAGAGGGGTCCTTCAGAGCTTTTCCTCAAGTATTTTCCAGGTGGCAATGTGCAGTATCTCGGTTGTTGTCCCCGCTTCGTTGTCTTTCGGGACGAAGAAGAGGAGAACACAAGCCTGCGAGCATTCTGTTCTGAGCGGAAGTTGAGTGTTTCGGATGAGTATCGATTGGCTAAGCCGAATTTGTCTGCTTCTATGCAGTCTATAGCTAAGTATGATCGACCTCAGCCGAAGCCCAATGCTGAAGCTTGGGACGTGTGTTGTGAGTGGGTGCGTCGTCATTTCGCCCGATTCTGTATGGGTTCGTCTGTCATTTCTCTAGATCACGCTGTGCGCGAGTGTGAGCGCGGTACGTCTCCCGGTTATCCGTGGAACCGTGTCTTTCACACTAAGGGCGCATTGCTTGACCAACATCCTGAAATTTTGGTTGCCTTTTGGGAGGATCTTATATCTCTCTCGAGGAAACTGGAGCCTATCTGGACTTGTTCCCAGAAGGTGGAGCTGCGTGCAGCTGTAAAATTGTTGGAGAATCGCATTCGTACCTTCACTGCTTCGCCTATCGAGCATTCCATATCTTTGAGCCGTTTATGTTTAGATTTCAATCAGCGTTTTTATGACACAGCACGTAAGCACTGGTCCTTCGTGGGGGCCAGCAAGTTTTGTCAGGGGTTTCATCGCCTCTTTCAAGCCTTGAATCTGCATCCCAATGGGATGGATCTTGATTGTAAAGATTGGGATTCTTGTTGCTTTGTTATGGCGTTAATGGACCAGTGCTCTATGCGCTGGGAGTTCCTCCGTCACGAGGATCGAACCATCGAGAACCAACGTGCTCTATATCGTCTGTACCTGGATATTGTATATTCAATTATTATATTGGAAAATGGTGATGTTATTCGCAAAAACACAGGGAACCCTAGTGGTTCTGCGAACACCATTGTGGACAATACTATGATTTTGTTTCGTATGTTTGCC